CTACTTGAACAACTTAACATTGCTTATCCAACCTTAACGAACTTATTGCGGGCAAGTGGGAAACCAGTCTATTATAATACACACGCATTTCAGTCTTCAAAGCCGTCAGTTGCGACTTGCGGTCGTCACGCAGCCGTGCGCCTTTTCTACGCTCCCTACAATTTGGATAAATACAAAGCAGCCATAGATAGCAGTGGATTAAGCGCAGACGACTTTGTTTCTGGAGTGACTTTTGATAAAATTAGAAAATAAACTGAGTCTGTAATATAGAGATGCCCTATTCAAGTAGTTTTACGACTGTTGGCGGCACCGTTGATGAGCCCGACTATGTCTATTACAATGCTGACATAATCAATAACACGACGGATGATTTACCGGCGAGTGGTCTTGCGCCTCCCGACCCGCAAATCCGATTTAACGAGACTCGCGACACGGCACTGTTACGGGATTGCTCACAATATCACTTTAGCATCATCCGCTTTACAATGAACGGTGCTAACCGCGATTTACCTTTATTCATTCCTAACATACAGACTGGTGATACTCAGAACAACCCTAACCTTACGAACTACAGTGTTGCGATTTCTTATCAGCAAAGTTGGGCAACAGCGACCGGTCAAGTAGATATAGCAGTCGCACCAGACCCGACCTACATTGTATATCAAACAGAAACGCTAAATCCGAGTCTTGCGCCCGTTCCGAGCACACCAGTCATTACGCAAGACCTATCTACTCGCTATTATTGGGTGTATACTTACCAACACTGGATTGACTTGGTGAATGCGACATTTGCTGCCGCACACAACACTGGAACGGTTGGTGCTGGTGGAGCGAATCAAGGTACTTTGGCGCAGTTTCAAGCGGCGTGGACGGCTTCCGGCACGACAAGCCCCTTTCCTTACGCCAGTTTTGCGGCGTTCCAAGCGAATGTAAATACGCCCCAGATGATTTTTAACGAAGAGCAAAAGCCATTGTTCAGCATTTATGGCGATAGCGATGGCTTCGGAACTCGTCTTGAGCCTTTTGTGAGTCAGCAGTGGAGCAACACGACGGCGTATTTGGCTGGAGCAGTTGTATTTTACCTTGGTGTGCCTTATGTTGCTGTTGCTCCAGTGTTGGGTGTAGCGCCCGGTGTTGTGCCCGGTCAGTGGAACATCAACCCAACTGCCGTCCCAATGACTGCTCCCACACTACGCCTCTTCTTCAATACAAATATGTATGGTCTATTCGCCAACTTTGCGAACTATTATTGGAATCGCCTTGATATTCCCGGATTAACTCCTACACCCGAAGGGTATGTAAATGAAATCTTGTTCCGCAACAAGTTCTATCAGAATGTGGCTGACTTCCGAGTGGCACCGTACAGTGGTGTGCCGCCATTAGGTTATGTACCTCTTTCACAGCAGAAGGTTTATTGGGTGAACACGCAAGATTACAAGAGCACGGACAGTCTTTGGTCTCCGATAAGTAGCATTGTATTTACGACAAGCCTAATCCCGGTGAAGACGGAAGCCACTGGTCAGCCAAATGTTTTGGGTGTGGGCAACTTGGGCGACACACGAGCGACAAGCCAGAGCGCTTTCCAGCCCATCATTACAGATGTTGCTCTGGACACAAGTGCCGGCGGAGCCGACGATTACCGCCAGTTCATCTACTATGCTCCAAATGCTGAATACCGTATGGCTGACTTTGCGGCGAGCAAACAAGAACTCCGTAATATTGACATCCAAGTGTTCTGGAAGAATCGCCTTAACAATCAGTTGTACCCGGTGACTATGTTTAACTTGTCCTCAGTAAGTCTGAAGGTGATGTTCCGCAAAAAGGGAGTTGAAGGAAAAGGATTTTAATTCATTGTTTGAAGTCCAGAATCCCGCGAGTTAATTTAATCGGCAATTAAATCCGCAGACCTTGTTATAAATGTCCGCCGATATTGAGAAACTAGCCGTGCTGGATAGCCGCATTGTCCAGAGCCGCCCGAAGTATGCCGTGGAAAAGGGTGCGCTGTCGCTGACCAATGCGCCGTTCAATGCTATCGCTGCTACCTCGTCTCAGCACACATACAACATCTATGTGCCCTCTGAGAACGTATTTGTAGACCGCAAACTCCAGTGGACTTCCCGGTGCTTTATGTCTCTGGTTGTGACTCCCGCAGCACCGTTGGCTGTTGGCGATGCTATTGCTGTACCCGGTCGTGACTTTTCGCTGTGCGCATTCCCTCTGAACTCTTTGGCGTCCACGGTATCTGCTACCATCAACGACACCACCTCTGTGATTAACTCGCAAGATGTGCTGAAGGAGGTGCTGCGGCTGACGATGGCGAAGAAGAATCGCCTACAGCGAACTTGTCCCACGATGCTGGACAAGTATCAGTCGTACAACGATGCGTTTGCGACTGTGAACAACCCGATTGGTGGTTACGATGTTGCGACCGATTACGACAATGTGCCGAACGGCTCGTGGTACAATCTTGTGTTTACCGACCCTACGGGCAATCCTCTGGGCACTGCTGCTCCGGCTTATGGTGGTGCGGCTTACGATGCGGTGAATGGTGTGCCGGTTGAGAACGGCACTGCCGCTGCTTCTTACACGCTGTACTTCCGTTGGCAGACGACTGAGCCGCTGGTGCTGTCTCCCTTTGTGTTTGCGGACGAGCACGAGTGGGACACTGGTCTGTTTGGCATCAACAACATTCAGTTGATTATGAACTTACAGCCCAGCCCGAGCCGCATTATTCGTTCTACAAGCCGTGCGGGTCGCGCAGTCAGCGCAGTACAGTTTAACACTGCGGCTGTTGGTGGCGTATTCCAGAACTCGCGGGTGAATGTACAGTTCCTCACGCCCTCGCTGGATGTCCCGCTGCCTCCTAAATCGGTGGTGCCTTATATGGAGTTCCCTCGTTACATTACTACTGGTTCTTCTGCGATTGCCGCCGGTGCGACTGGTCAGATTCAGAGCCAGACAATCACGCTGCCTCAGATTCCCGACCTACTTGTTATCTATGTTAAGCCCGCCGCTGGTTACACGAGCAACGAACAAGCCGACTTCTATCTGCCGGTGGCAACGGCGCTGGATGGCATCGTGAATCCTCTCTCCATCAACTTTGATAACTTCAGCGGTCTGCTATCGTCTCATACTGCGGAGGAACTGTACGGTATGTCGGTAAAGAACGGTCTGGAAATGGACTTTAACTCTTGGTCTGGTCAGATTCACGCAGCCAGCGGCGGTTATGGTGCTGTTCAGCAAGGGCAAATCCTCCCGGCGGTTGGTGGTTTCCTTGTGCTGAAGCCTTCTCAAGACATTACGCTACAGTCTGGTCAAGCGCCATCGCTGGTGGGCAACTTTACGCTACAGTTCAACTTGACTGTGAAGAACACCACCAGTGCGCCCATCACTCCTCAGTTGTTCGTAATCACGGCTAACTCTGGTTTCTTTGAGTCCATCCGTGGCTCTTCCCGAATCATCAAGGGTGTGCTGTCCGAGCAAGACATCATTGGTGCGCCCGTGGCGCCTATGGTGGTGCGCTCTGCGCTGGAGCGGATGGTCGGCGGTCTGTCGTTCGGCTCGCTGTCCAACATCCTCAGCCGCGCAAAGGACGCGTACGAAGCCACTAAGCCGATTGGCTCAATGGTAAAGAAGGGTCTGGAAATCGCTGGTTATGGCGGTACTGGCGCTGGCACCGGCGCTGGCACTGGCGCGGGCGCGGGCAGCCATTCAAAGAAATCTCTGGCTTCCCGATTAATGTAAAATTAAAATCAAAACAATTAATATAAGATGTCGGCTTCTCAAGTGCTTAAGGGTTCTCCCGCTGGTTTGACTGCTAGTGGTGACGGTTCCACTTCGTTTCAGAACGCTGCGCTTACTGGCGTGAAGTCTCTGACTGGTGGCGACGCTGCTGGTCTCGCAATCACCGCGACTGGTGCCGGTGGTTTGGATTTGTTGGCTACAGCCGGTGGTGTGGTGGTAGGTGGTGCTGGTCAGACGGTCGGTTTTCACGGTGTGCCTCCCGTGGCTCAGAACACTTCTGCGACAGCGGCTGCTCCCCGAGTTGCTGCCGGTGGTGCTGCTCCGGTATTGGACGACACTACATATGGTGTCGTACCAAATGTATATACAATCGGTCAGATTGTGGCGGCACTCCGTCAGCACGGCATCCTTGCTTAATTTTTTCCTCCTTCCTTCCTAAATGGATTATTCCGTATTTCTTCGCACTATAACTAAAACATTTAGTTATAGTGACAAATTACCAGTGCCCGAACCGGCAAAACGGACTGAATCGTATGCTACCAGAGAATTGCCAGTGCTAACGAATTCGGCGAATATTTGTCCGACTTCCAGTCGCCCTTTATCTGTGAATGGCTCTTTTGAAATGTGTCCCGCTTCTGCGCCGCAAACCCGCTCTTCACTTTTCCTTTCTTCTCCGCCGCTGACCACAATAGAAAGTCTCCATAACCGACACGACCAAAGCGAACTTTGCGTCCCGAGTCATCGGTAATCATTAGTTTGCCATCATCATCATCACTAAATGTAAGAGATTTAGGATTGTAACCAGCCTTTTTGGCTGCCGTGCGAGCCCTTTGAAGATAAGCAGATGGCGAAAGTCCATAATGCTTTAGTTCTTCTTTGAATTTGCGTCGCACATTACCACGACCATAAGCCTTGCGTAGAGCATCATATGCCATAACGGCATCTTTGCGACGCTCCCAAGCGTAATCCTCTGGAGGCAAAGCAGTGTCAAACGCTTCAAACGGCACAAACAATGGAATGGCATCCGCTGCGGGTGGGGCTATTGCGCCACGGCGACGACGAACTGGTTTCGGATGTAGTGTTGCTTTAGTACCAACAACCATCAGTTTATCCTTATTACCGCCTTTACGCTTTTGCTTTTTGGATTTGCCAAACCCGCTTTCTGCCGCAGAACCTAAAGCATCTGCGTACTTTTCAGCCAATCGTTCCAAATAAGGTTGATATTTAGTAATTAAATATTTTTGTGCTGCTTCTGCTGCTGTTGGTTGTTTGGACATCATCTGATATGTTCTGTACATTTCGTCTACTTTTTCTGTTTCGGTGGTAGTCAAATAGGGAGTAATCATAGTCGCTATAGCAGATAAATCATAAAGCAATCCAGCAGTGCTTGCTCCGACACCAGAGCCTTCAACTTTCTTTTCATCTTTCTTTTGTCCTTTTTTCTTTTGTATTTCAGCAACATTAATTCCAGCATCAGCAATGCGTTCGGCAACGCCTTTTTCACCCATTGGCTTATAAAATTTACTTGTTGGCGGAGCAAATTCTTTGTATGTGCTGCCAACAACTTGACCAACAACTGGTAGGTTTCCTAATACATTTTCTACAGACCAATCGGCGACTTTACTAAGTCCTTTATTGATATCATCAAATACACGCTGTGTTGGAGTCATATCTTTTTTGCGTCGTTCTTCGTGTCGTCGCGCACATTCGGATTTAGCAACAACATCGCGATTATAATCCAGATTGCTGTCTAATTTACACGCAACTTCTTCTTCAATTTCACCGCGACTAACAGCGGCAGTATATTCAGCATTTTTAGCATCCAATTCTGCCTTTGCTTTCTTGTATGCTTCCTCTGCTCCCATTTCGCCTTTAAGATACTCCTCGTAAGTCATTGATTCTGGATAATAACCCGGCATCCGTTGTTTGCGCATTTCAAAAGTGGCACGGTCAATGTAACCACCTTTCATCCCTCCACTTGACCGAGGAAATACACGACATAATACAGTTAGCAACAAATTAATCGCGTTTGCGGTTCGTCGTCTATCAACAGCACCGGACTCTAAAAAGGCTTTTACTTCGTCCATAACATTCAAATCCAATCTATCATTTAATGTTGGGCGGAGTGTTCTATATACATTAGCAATTGTGGAATTATCAGCATCATCATCTTCAAGCATTGATTTTAATTCACTAACTTCTGCGGCAGTTAATGTAGTTTCACCAGTATGTGCTTCGCCTTCACAAGGTTCTAACGCCAATCCTCTATCCATACCGCCTTTCAATCTCTCAGCACGATAAAGTGCGCGCATTTGTGCTTGAGCCCGTTCTTTGGGAATGGGTTCTTTGCTGTGATGTTTGCCATCTTCGCCAACGACCCAATACAAATCTCGTTTTGGGGCTTTGCGTAATTTGTAGGGCATTCTACATTACTTACAGTTTAAATTTGCGAATAAAATTAGCACGGATGCTTTTTAGGCTGCTGTTCTTATTAACACGAATCGGGTGACCTTTGCCACGCAACTCTTCAGCAAGTGCTACAAATCCTTCACGGTCTTTTGGCAGCGACGCACGAGTGAGTGACTGACCATTGCCTAACAATAGTGGTAGAATCCGAGCAGCGGCTGTCACCAACGGAATAAAGCCGCCTTTAGTCTTTGTAGGAAGTTTAGGTTTGCGTCCACGACCTTTGCGTTTGCCCATTCCTTCTTGGGCTGCTGCTTCAGCGACCGGTGCGTCTGGGAGGTCTGGCATTGCGGGTGCGGCTTGAACGGGTTCTGCGACTGGCAGACGAGCGGCTTCAACTTTGGCTTTACGCATTCCGTTGCGAGGCATTTCTGCCGGAGTGCTGCCGGGGAACGGGTCTCCTAAATAAGCACCACTGCGGTCTCCAAATGCTTGACGCACATCACGGTCAAACCGTGCGTTTTTCATTCCATATTCACGGGCTAATGTGTCTTCACGAGTTGGAGCATTGGGGGTGAATCGGTCAGACATTCCAGTTGGACGACTAGGGACAGCAGCACGGGACGCACGAGGACGAGCACCGCCACGAGGACGACCGCGACCGCGACCACGAGTTTCTGGGGGCGGTTCAGCGACAACATTAGGAGTAAAAAAAGATTCTGGAGCAAATTCTTCAAGCACTTCTGGTTCAGCCAGTAAGTTCAAATCAAAAAATCGTTTGACTTCTTCACCCATTCTTGGACTATCCATACCCAAAGTTCGCGCAGTTACTTCACTGGCGCGACGACGCTCCGCAGCAGTTGAATTTACTTTAACCAACATAGCCCTTGTGTACAAATAAGATTTAATTAATGAACTCGCCAGTCGTGTAAAGAATGGAAATCGTGTTTCAAACCGACGACCCATCATACCGCGAGGAACTTCTTCATCTTCATCAAGACCTTCATAATCAGCATCTCTAATCCAATCAGCCAAAAGGCTTTCGCGTCCACGAACAATAATTTCAAGTTGTTCTAATAGTGCTTCCAACTGTTCTCTGTTTGCTGTGGAGCCAAAGCGTAATAGAAGTTTAGTGAAATCAGAGCCTTGTTTCCCGGCAAGGCGGTCAATGTCGTTTCCACGATATACTGTTACACTGTCTTCAATCGCATCAAGCAAACTAAATACTTCAAGGGCTAGACCAGACGGTGCTTCAAATCCTTGCGTTACTCGTTCTTCAATCATCACTGGTGCTGCGGCTTGTTCAGCGACTGAAAGCGTCTTAAATGCGGATTCGGCTTGGTCAATATTGTTAAGTTGGCGAATGCGGTCACGCAGTTTAGCGACACCGTATCGCTGACCTTGTGCGGAGCGAAGCACACCGCCCCTCATTCCACCGGTCTTTACACAATGGAAAGGAGCATCAGAAGCATCACGCCGAGCGGAGTAAATATCGCCACCAAGACCGCCACTGCCATTGCTGGGATTAGCAAAGCGTCGTTGGCTGAGGACTACCGGAGGAAGTCCGTAGTAGCCCGCGTGTCCGTGATTCGCACGATAGTGGGATGCTGCTGTATCTCGTACAGCATTGAGTGCCCGTCTGTGAGCATCAATGCGTTTCTGCTCGTGATAAAGGGCTTGTAAGTCATCACCGGCGGGGAGGAATTTCGGCGCGGGTCGTACCGAGTTTGCGTAGGCAATATTGCCCGGCTCAAAGGCAGCGAAAGTATTCTCAAACACTGTTGGAAATGTAAGTTGAACGCCGACATCACCACCGGGCTTCTTTGTACCAAAGGCAGCCATTTTTCTAATAGTAAAAACTAAATAAAAATGGCAAAAATCATTTTTAATACAAGCCTTCTGATTTCACAATCCGACTTGCTTCACCAAGACCACATCCGCGTTCTTTCATTACTCGTTTTACAATTTCACCACGAGCAGAACCACCACGCATTTTACCCATTCCTTTGAATGCTGTAGAAGCCAGCCCACTCACACGCCCGTATGCGGCTGTGTCTCCGCCTTTGTCGGGATGATTGCGTAAAGACCATTTTTTGAAGTCAGATAACGAATTGATTCCCATTGATGACAATTCTGCTTTTGCTCGTTCAACAGCGGAAGATGCCGGGGCGGCTGAACTATATTCTTGTGATTTAGGTTCTGCTTTGGGTGTTGCTTTGGGTGCTTCAGATTTCTTGCTTCCAAACAGAGATTTAATAAATGACATAATGGTGTCCAGAATGCCACTGCCTTTCATCCGTTGGCTTGTCTGTAGTTTCATCATCAGTTCTTCAGCCTTTGCGGCGTTTTTAGGGTCAGAGTCTTTAATGCGTTGTAGCACGCTTAGCAACTTTTTCTTGCTGGGTCGCTTACCAAGACCGAACATACCGGCAAGGTCGCTAATGACCGGGATGCCCAAATCGCTGATAACTCCAGCCCCTTCCATTTCAGAATCAGAATCAGACTCGTGTAGGATATGTAGATTGCCTTCACCCTCATAGCGTCCAGTGTTGATGCCACCAGCCATTCCAGCATAACCATATTCACCGGAAGGCATATCTGCTTCCATCTGTTCTAACAGATTGTGGATGCTAGGACGGGCTGCGATGTCAGCATCAATCTGCTTAGATAAGGTGCGTCGCATAGGCACTGATTTCCGACCGCCTTTGAATCGGCTCAGCCCCATTGACCCCACATATCCGCCCCGAATCGGGTTCGCTCGTTCCGCTTCCTCTTCCAGTGCTCGGACATCTGCCATCGCCTTCACAGCCGGTCGGGCTGAGGGCAGTAGAGTCGCAGCCCGAGCACCCCCCACCACGCGCTGTGGAGCAGCCGCACCGCCACGCATCTTGCTGGTGCCGTGGCGTGGCGTAGCACCCGTCTTCATACTCATTCGGTGTGCCAGTTCTTCCAGTGCCCGCATATCCGCTAGTTCTTTCACTTCTAATCGTGCCATATACATCGGGTTCCGAATTATTTTTGACACGCATTGCTTCAATTTCTAATTCTTCTTTGTGCTCATTGTATTGGACTTTCAAAATCATAAGATTCTTTTCCACTGGAATTCTTACGAAGACACGATTATCTATTCCAAGGATAAAGGTATTGACTGCTCTGCTCCACATTATTTTATTTTACCTAGATATATTTAGATATGGACTCTACCGAAGTGTTTGATGATGTTGTGTTGATGCCGAAAAAGGCTTTCAAAAAGGAGCATAAGAAACTAACAAAATTGCTTGGTCGCACACAGAAGGAATTGAAGAAGGAAGCATCTGAGCAGAAGAAGGAGATGAAAGATGTATTGAGTGGAGGGATGTTTAGTTTGCGGCGACACACTGCTCCGGGGCGTTCAAGGAGCGAAAGCGAAGACTCGGAAGAAAAGCGGCGGCGTGCGGAGCGTTTGATGCCGAAAAAACCATCGTTGCCGGAAAGAGTAAATCGCAGACGAGCATTTTATGTTGGTGTATTACATCAGTTAAATGCTTTGCGGGCTGCGAACAGCGAAGATGTTTCAACGCGTGTGATTGAACACACATATGGCAAAGAAGTTCTTGAGGATGTATTAGCATTAGAAGCAGCATTTTCAATGGCACGAATGGAGCGTGGATAAGTGGGAATTTGGGAATTGTGCTCAGCCCTCACGGGTCATTCAGCCTCCGGCATCCAGCAGCCCATTGCCCAGCCAAGGCTTCCCCCAACAGTGCGTGAGTGAAAAGCAAAATTCCAAAATTCCCAAATGTTGTTATATATTAGAATGGACTATCGTGTTGCTATACCTTCATTCAAAAGGTCTGAGTTGATTCAAAAGCGAACATTGCCACTTCTTCTAAATGGAAAAGTACCGTCTTCAAAGATTGATATTTTTGTTGCTGATAGCGATGAAGAAAATTTATATGAGTCGTCAATCCCAAAAGAAATGTATGGTCGGATTATCAATACAAAACGAACCGGCATTTCTCAAACCCGTAATTTTATTATTGATTATTATGCTGAAAGGCAGAAAATTGTGTTCATTGACGATGATGTGAGTAAAGTGATTCGTAAATCAAAAGGGAAAATTGCGGAGATTGAAGATTTGGATAAGTTCTTTAGAGAAAGTTTTAAGAAGATAGAAAAGCACGGTGTATACTTATGGACAGTAAAAAATATGTATAATCCATTTTACAAACGACAACTTAAGGAAGAAGGGAGCATTGGATTGATTCAATTTAGCGGTGATTTGATGGGAATTATAAATAGACATAAAATGAAAATAAAGACGACATTAAGGACTGGAGAAGCAGAACAAGTTGAACTTTTATTTAGATATTATAAAGAAGACGGAGGAATACTTAGATTTGAGAATGTGATAGTAACATCTACCAAATTGACACCGGGTGGTAAGGTGGCTAGTAGAGGTTCCGTAGAAGCACGAAAGCGTGATATAGTGCCAAATTTAAAAGCGTTACAAAGCGAATTTCCAGATTTAGTCAAGAAGACTATTGAAGTATCAAAATACCAGTCTCGTCCAAAGTTTGATTTGGTTGATATGCCAGTCAAAAAAGTGGAGGGAGGGGCATCTATTGTTCCGAAGGATGAAAATAGTCCGGTATTAGTTCAATTAAAGACGAGACCTCCTTTTGAAAAAGCAAAAGCAAAATTCATAGAAGAGATTGAGAAAGTGACAATTCCAAAAATCAAACGCTCACGCTATTATCCAAAGGGGCATCCCAAAGAAGGGCAAGTACACATAGTCCAACGAGATTTGATAATTGGTACAATTGGTAGAACCGAGAATTTTGGATTTGGTAAAACACGAAGTGGATTCAAGCCATTTGTGGCAAACACAAAATATCCAGAATTATTCAAAGCGTTGGTGGAGTTAGGTAACACTGTTGTACCTAAAAATTGGCATTACAGTGCGATAACATTAAATGTAGGTGTAAAAGCGAAAAAGCACATTGATGGTCAAAATGTGGGTATGAGTGTCATTATTGCTGTAGGTGATTTCACGGATGGTGGATTATATGTGTTTAATCCAGATGGTTCAAATAAGAGATTGATTGATATACACGACAAGCCGGCTATGTTCAATGGTGCGATACTTCCTCATCAGACGCAGCCGTTCAAAGGCGAAAGATATTCAATAATTTTCTACAATCAGAAAGAGGGTGCGAGGATACCCGGTGTAAGAGCAGTTGGTAAAGGAGATGATATTGAAGAGTTGATAGGAGAAGGAGATTGTCCTTGTAGTGGTGGAGTTTTTGCCTAAAATTACCTATAAACAAGGTCAATATTGAATGAGGGGGCTGAAAAAAATTGAAGCGTCCGCCGCCCGACTGGTGTTGGGTGGGCGGCAAATTTCATTCAGAATTCATTCAGAGTTTCTTACTTACCTTTCTTACTTACAATGGCTTCCACAATCAGCAAGTGCTTGTCTGAAGCGACTAAAAATGGCAAATCAATCCGAAGTTCGTTGGTGGGAAAGGCTCTTATTGCGATTCGTCAAATCGCAGAGGCGACCGGAGCCGATTCAAACAAGTTGGCACGAGAGTATTTGAGTGCTGAGGCAGAAGAGATTCTGGAACCAGAATATGACTATCTGGTACAGTTGGCAATACTAAAAGTTTGGGGAATTCTGGTTCCGCATAAGGCATTCAAGAAATCTGATTTGGTGCCAGTAGAGAATCGTCCTCGTGATGACAGACCGATTGGCGATTGCTACGCAAATGCTGCCAAAGAGTGTCGTGCGACCGGGAATCCACCGGTGATTGGATGGATGCTATGTTTCGTTGGAAATATGATGAACATCATTCCACACGCATTCAATTATGACACTCGTCGCAAAACTTATTATGACACTGACAAACCAAAGCACTGTGATTCATTGGACGAAAGATATGTGCTATTGTGTTACAGTCTGAGGGAGACTAACAAGTGGTTCGCATCGCCGACTGACCTACCGGTGAAAGTAGGGACATTCTGGATTTGCGTAGAGTCTGACAAGAAGCGTGTATTAATGATTCATTGTCAGACGACGGAGTCTGGCACACCGAAAAGTCGTGATAAGGTTATCTACGCAGCAGCCATCAACGACATACGCGGGGACGATGATTAAAGAGTAAGTTGGGAATTCTGGAATTCTGGAGAGCGGCGAAGCGGCAAGCGGCGGCGGTGGCTGAGTGGGCGGCGGGCGGCGGCGGCGGATTGCGTGAAGCGTGCGTGCGTGAAAACAAAATTCCAAAATTCCCATTTATTCTTGAAATTCAAACAAAAGATTAATTAATTGTCTAAACTTTAAACAAAAATGTCTAAAAAATGTCTAAAAACCAAACAAATTTTTGATTCCTTGTTTCTGCGAAAGATAATCTCTTAATTCTGAGATAATCTTTGGCGATTTTTGGCGGCGTCAATTTAGACTATTTAGACGGAGAAATTATTTAGACGGCAAAATTCCCGAAATAATTAGACGCTTCTTACA